TCGTCGGTGTATCTGACGACAATGAAGAACACGTTAAAGCACAAGCTAGAGCTTATAGAAATTTAATTTATAAAGTTTGTTTGATATATATTGAAAATGCTATAAAATCTTATAAAGCTACCCTGATTCAGGATTTATCTGCAGGAGGTAGTGAGGATTTAGCAAAAATAATAAAGGGTATTTAATATGGCAATATCATCAACATTAACAACCAGCTTTAAAGTAGAGCTATTAACAGGAACACACAACTTTACTAATTCAAGTGGAGACACTTTTAAATTAGCTTTGTATACGAGTTCAGCTACTTTAGGTGCTACAACAACAGCTTTTACTACCACAGGTCAAGCTAGTGGCACAAACTATACCTCAGGCGGTGCAAACCTTACAAACGTAACTCCGTCATCTACAGGTACAACGGCGGTAACTGATTTTAGTGACCTGACTTTTAGCACAGCTACAATTACAGCTAGAGGTTGTATGATTTACAACTCTTCTGATAGTAACAAGTCTGTAGCTACAATTGACTTTGGTGGAGACAAAACATCCACAGCAGGTGACTTTACTATTGTATTTCCAGCAAAAGCAGCATCAACGGCTATAATTAGAATAGCTTAAAATGAAACATGCCGTTTGCAAAGTTTCAGTTTAAAGCTGGTATAGACAAAGAAGGAACCAATCTTACCAATGCTGGTGGTTGGTTCGATGCGTCTTTGGTAAGGTTTAGAAAAGGTTTTGCAGAAAAAATAGGCGGTTGGACAAAACAAACAACAGCAACATTTTTAGGCACTTGTCGTAAATTATTTCCATGGATTTCATTAGAGGGTGCAAAATACCTTTTTGTTGGAACGCACTTAAAAGCAAACATACTAGAAGGCAACAATTTAGCAGATATTACCCCTATCAGATTAACTACATCTGCGGGTGATGTTACATTTTCTGCAACAAATGGTGATGCAACCATAACTGTATCAGACACATCACACGGCGCTGTTCAAAACGATTTTGTTACATTTAGTGGTGCATCTAGTTTAGGTGGCAACATAACTGCTGCTGTTTTAAATCAAGAATATCAAGTAGCAACTGTGGTAAACGCAAACTCTTTTACCATTGAAGCAAAAGATACATCTGGTAGCACAGTCACTGCAAACTCATCAGACAGTGGTAATGGTGGTTCATCGGTTGTTGGCGCATATCAATTAAATACTGGATTAGATGTTTTTGTACAAGCAGATGGTTGGGGTGTAGGCACATGGGGTGCAGGTGAATTTGGTTCATCTACAAGCCTATCTTTTACAAACCAACTAAGGTTATGGTCTGCTGATAATTTTGGAGAAGATTTAATTTTACATGCACGTGGAGGTGGTATTTTTTATTGGGACGAAAGCAATGGCACAAGCACTAGGGCAGTAAATATAACATCATTATCAGGCTCTAATTTAGCACCCACAGTTGGTTTACAAACAATTATAAGTGACACTGATAGACATGTTATTGTATTAGGTTCTGACCCTGTAGCAAGTGGCGCACGCACAGGTTCAATAGACCCTATGTTAGTTGTATTTTCTGACCAAGAAAGCATTACAGAGTTTGAGCCTAAGACAACAAACACAGCAGGCTCTGTTAGATTATCATCAGGTAGTGAAATAAGGGGTGGCATAAGAGCAAGACAAGAAATACTAATTTGGACTGATACATCTATGTACAGCATGCAGTTCGTAGGTCCACCACTAACATTTGCATTAAACTTAATAAACGAAGGTACGGGTATGATTGGGCCTAATGCGGCCATAAATTCACCAAATGGAGTCTTTTGGATGGGTGATGATGGTTTTTATTCTTATACAGGTTCCGTGCAAAAATTACCTTGTAGTGTTTTGAATTACGTGCAAGAAGATTTAGATTTAAGCCAAGCCTTCAAAGTGTTTGCAATCCTTAACAAAGAATACAATGAAGTATGGTGGTTTTATCCAGCAGAAAGCGATGGCACAGAAGAAATATCAAGATATGTTATTTACAACTACTTAGAGGGCGTTTGGTCAATAGGACAATTAGTAAGAACAGCATGGGTAGACCAAAATATATTTGACAAGCCATTGGCCACTAATAGTGGTGTTATATTTGCACATGAAAGCGGTGAGGATGATGATGGCTCACCCATGGACGGTGTTTTTATTGAAAGTTCTGATTTTGATTTGCAAGACGGTAATGATTTTGCTTTTGTCAGAAGAATGATGCCTGATGTTAAATTTTATGGAACAAATGTCACTTCTGGTGGCCCACAAATAAATATGTTACTAAAAACCCGAAATGCTCCAAGTGAGTCATTAACCACAAGAGCCACTAAAGATATTTCTAATAACACCGCACAAGTGCATGTTAGAGCAAGAGGTAGACAGGCGGTGTTAAGAGTGCAAAGTGACGATGACGCTGCATCAGGAAATAGATTAGGAGTTAAATGGAGACTTGGATATACAAGGTTAGATATAAACCCTGACGGTAGAAGATAATGGCTAAGCTTTTACCAACAAGGCTGCCTATAGCATTGCAAGAGGTTACGCCTGAAACATTTAATAAATTAGTTAGAATATTAGAAATAAATTTAGGTCAATTTGACCCAAATAGGACACCAAGATTTAACGCTACTGAAATAGCAGAGTTTAAGTTTTTACAAGGTGATGTAATATTTAATACGAGCAAAGAAGTCTTACAGGTTTACAATGGTAATGATTTTATTAATTTAACCATAGATGCCAATGAGAAAGGCTTAAAAGCAACTACATCATTAGGCTTTGTTTCAGTGAAAACAAGTGGTAATATATCTGTAAACATAAATTAGGGTAGAAATATGGCAACATTACAAGAAAGAATTAACATGTTAGCTGGTGAAATGCAAGGTAGTGGAGCCATGTCAGATAAAGAAGCGCAAATGATGCAAACATCTGGAGTGATGTCAGATAAAGAAACAGAAATGATGACCAACGCACCACAACCAAACACCATTGAAGAAAACATAGCTGCAATACAGCAACAAATGAATGCTGCTATTCAAATGCCACCTGAACGACAACAATTTATACAAGCAAGACAAGAATTGATTGACGAGGTGCTTATGCCTTTGTCTGATTCAGGATATAGCGAAATAGTAAATATTATATTGACTAAACCAAAAGACTCGCCAGAACACGACCAAGCCTCAATAGCTTTAGCAGAAATTATGGCGCAAGTAGATGAAGATTTTGACCCTGAAGAATTTGATATGATGATTAATATGGTATCAAGAGAGCCAAAGCCAGCAGATTTAATAAATTTAGAAGGACTGCCTGACTCACCACCGACCCCACCAAGACCAATGCCTATGGGTATAGGAGGTTTGAAATAATATGCCACACATGGAGTCACAAATGAAAGGGTTAGCAAGTTTAGGTAGGTTTGAAGATGACACCTTAGCGCATGTTGCTACAGGTGAAATGATAGTACCACCACAGTCTATAACACCACAAACAAGAAGCATGATTGAGTCAGATATGATGAACATGGGCATGAACCCAAATCAATATGTGGTGGGCGGTGAAAATTCAATAAACCCAAATACAGGTATGCCTGAGTTTTTTCTTAAAAAATTAGTAAAAAAACTTGGTAAAGCAGTAAAAAAAATAGCACCCATAGCAATCAACTTTATACCGGGCGTAGGTCCTGTGGCAAAAGCTGCTTTAACAGCAGCAGCAGGTAAAGCCTCTGGTATGTCTACTAAAGAAGCGCTGCTTAGTGGCGCGTTAAGTTTTGGTGGTAGTAAAATCGGTAGCGCAGTAAAAGGCGGTAAGTTTTCAAGGTTAAAAGATTTTTTTACACCCGGTGAAGGTGTTACAGGCAGATTAGGTGGCAAATTAGGTCCTAATATAAGAAGAGGTATCGGACAGTTTTTTGGAAAAGCTTTTACGCCACAAGACCAATTACCACAGGTTGAAGTACAGGGTGGTGGTGGTTTTGGTAGTCCAACATATACTATAGGTGGAGAGCCAGTTACAAAAGCAGAGTTACAAAAAATGGGTTTTAGTTTCGATGCTGCTGGTAATCCGATAGCACCTACACAAGGCTCTGTAAGTGATTATGACCCCGTTACAGGTAAGGGACAAAGTAGAATTGGACAAGTAGAAGATTTTTTAAAAGGTTTTGGTGGAGGCGAAAAGGGTCAAAGTGGTATCGGACGAATAGAAGATATGTTACGTGGTAGACAATCAGGCGATGTGCGAGGTGGTGAAGGATTAAATTTAGGTAATTTAGGTATTGCAAGTTTGGCTGGATTGGTTGGTAAACTTGCGTATGAAGAGGCCAAAAGAAATAAAGGTGTGCCATTAACACCATTAACAACCATGGACCAATTAGGCAGATACAACATAGCCGCTGAGATTGCTAGACAAAAAGGTGAAGAAATGCCAAGCAGAGTAGAGTTTGGCTTAAACCCTTCAGGTCTACCTGTATTACAAGGTGGTGGCACAGGAATAACACCTAGAACTGCTGCTATGGGTGGCATGATATACAAACAAGCAGATGGCGACCATAACGGCATTATGCAATTTGCAGAGGGTGGTGTAGTACAAATGCAAAAAGGTGGAGAAGCACCAATAGACCCTGCAAACTTCCCACCAATGGACGGCGATATAAACGGTCCGGGTACTGAAACATCAGATGATATACCAGCTATGTTATCAGATGGTGAGTTTGTTATGACAGCAAAGGCTGTAAGAGGTGCTGGTGGTTTTGATA